GTCGCATCATTTTATCACGCGCCCAAGTGTTATCATATAAGCAATCATCTAAGATGACGAACGTTCTAGGGTCAATAGTACTGCGTTTAAATTGTTCCATCTCCTTTCTTATTTGTTTCAATACTCCCCTTTGTCTTTTTAAAATATTTTCAATGATTGCTGTATTATACTCATTGTGAATAAATAATTTCGGAACCAATTTTCCATAAAATCCGTTTCCTTCTTCTGTTCCAGAAATAACAGTACCAATAGGTATATCTTGATGATAATATAATAAATCTCTTACTAAAAATGATTTACCAGTGTCACGGCGCCCAATTAAAACACCCACCGGACCTTTAGACTCATTTGGTTTAAAACTAATACTTTTCATATCAAACCGTCTTAAATCTAAATTCATTTTACTATAATAAAGATTATAAAATTTAATAATAAAATTAAACGAAGTAATTTAATTTTTGATTCCTAAACATTAAGGATTATAAAAATAATAAGTTAAATACAATTATAATTTATATTTTAATTAGCTAATGACAATTTCTGTAAATTATCAAAAACGAAAGAATACCAATCTCTTCAATCAATTTCAAACTAACAAAAACATTAACTTGACAAATGTTCAAAATTATATACCTATTTATGATAGATTTTTTTCACTTAACAACACTAATTGGAACGCCATTAATTTAAATCATCAATGGTCTATTTCAGATATTAAGGACTCAAAAAAAAAGAAGAATGATGATGAAAATGAAAATGAAAACGAACATGTTTTTACTTGTAAACTTAAAAATATTAATGATGATGATGATTTTACGACAACACAAAATGTTTTTATCAAAATGGCCCCACTCTTAGATCCATTTAAATATGTTGTTGGTAAATATAACCACACTGATCCTCAATTGTTTAATCTTCCTTCATTTGATAAAACTGCTAAGATTCATCCAAAACTAGATGATCCTAATAATTCTTCATTTGTTGACGGATTTTTTTCGTTTTTGTCAAGTAAATTATTACACGAACATAAATTTATTCACGGTCTTGATTATTATGGATCATTTTTAGCCATTAAAAACGATTATAAAATTAACATTATAGATGATATAGATTATTTAATTCAATCTGAATTTTTTGTAAAACAACAAAATGTATTATTTAAAGTAGAGGATTATACCCATTTAATTACAAATAATGACCCTAAACCACTACAACCTTTAAAAATTTCTTCTAGTTTAAAATCCGTTGCGTCTATAACATCTATTGATGATTCTATATTTGAAAATATATTCGAAAATACATTTGAAAAGAATGATATAAAAAATGATATAAAGAATGAAACCCATATTTCTTTAATTGATGTAAAAAATCTTGGTGTAGATTTAGTGGATATTACAAATTCATCTGATTTTGATGTTACTAATCAAAAAAAATCAGAATCACTAAAATCAGGCTCGACTTGTTCATCTAGAACATCACATACAAATGATAATGACTTAAGTGAATCGGAGTGTGATTCAAATGATAGTAAAAACCAAGACGATGAATTACAAGGGAATGAATTACAAGGGAATGAATTACAAGGGAATGAATTACAAGGGAATGAATTACAAGGGAATGAATTACAAAACAATAATATTAATTCTGAAACAAAGGATGACGATGACGATGAATGGGAGGATGAAGAGAGCGAATCTAGTATCGAAGAAGAAACATTAACTCTTACTTTTTCAAAATTCCCGGTTCAAGTAATTTGTATGGAACAATGCGAAAATACATTTGATTACTTAATTATGAATGGCGAATTAACTGATGATGAATGGTTCTCAGCACTAATGCAAATAATTATGATTCTTATTACTTATCAAAAAATGTTCTTATTCACACACAATGATCTTCATACCAACAATGTTATGTATATTCCAACTAGCAAAAAGTTTATATATTACACTTTTAAGAAAAAAACCTATAAAGTTCCAACATTTGGAAAAATATATAAAATTATTGATTTTGGAAGAGCAATTTATAAATTAAATGGCAAAATATTATGTAGCGATAGTTTTAAAACTGGAGGTGATGCAGCCACACAATATAATACAGAACCATATTTTAACGATAAAAAACCTCGTTTAGAACCAAATTATAGTTTTGATTTGTGTCGTTTAGCTTGTTCTATTTTTGACTATGTTGTTGATGATTTTGAAACAATTAAGAATATGGACGAATGCTCTCCATTGGTAAAATTAATTGTAGAATGGTGTGTCGACGATAATGGCGTTAATGTATTATATAAAAATAATGGGGTTGAGCGATACCCTGATTTCAAATTATATAAAATGATCGCCAGATTTGTTCATAAACACACGCCGGTAGATCAGCTTGAGCGTAAAGAATTTAGTAAATTTATTGTTTCTAATAAAAATATTGGGAAAAACGAAACTATAATAAATATAGATGAATTACCATCATATTACTAAAGTAATACTTAAAAAAGTAATTATAAATAAAATAGTAATAAACATTGAAATATAATATTTTATAATAATATTATATGTCAACTTATGGATTTATTATTACACGACACGTTAATTCAGAAAAAACTAACAAATATTGGAATCAATGTATAAAACTTATAAGAACTTTTTATCCGCTCAATAAAATTGTCCTTATTGATGATAATAGCAATCAATTATTTATAAAAGCGGAACACGAATATTCTAACATAACTTATATTCAATCAAAGTATCCGGGAAGAGGGGAATTGCTACCTTATATTTATTATTTAAAATATAAGTGGTTTCCTAGTGCGGTAATAATGCATGATAGTTTGTTTATTCATTCCAAAATACGTTTTGAGTTGTTTGATACACCTATTTTTCCATTATGGCATCACAAATATGACAAAGAAAATTTATTTAATAATTTAAGAATTGCTTCATCTTTAACTAACAATTCTTTAATTATGAACAAATTAAACAACAATGCTATTAATATTCTTGGATTTAATAATGATAATTTTAATTTATGTTTTGGATGTCAATCATTTATAACTCTTAATTTTTTAGAAATGTTAGAACATAAATATACAATAACTAATTTGGTAAATGTTATTCATAACCGAAACGATCGTTGCTCATTAGAACGAGTTATGGGGGCATTGTTTTGCCAAGAATATCCTAAATTAATGAAAATTAATTCACTATTTGGAGATATTTTAACCAAATATCGTTGTAAATTTTACAACTTTAATGAATACATTTATGATTTAAACCAAAACAAACTTCGTTATCCTTTTATTAAAATATGGACTGGTAGATAATAGATAGATGTATTCTTTTTATCATCTTTTATCTTTTATTTTTTCTTGTTCTAGATCTTCTATTTTTTCTAGTCCTTCTTTTTTTGTTAGTTCTAGTTCTTTTATTTCCTTTTTTTGATTTATTTATACCCTTTCCCATATTTTCATTAGATACATCTTCTTGCGATACATCTTCTTGCGATACATCTTCTTGCGATACATCTTCTTGCGATACATCTTCTTGCGATACATCTTCTTCAGGTATCTCTTCCAATAAATCATTATAATCCTTCCAAATAACTATTTCACTCGGGCCTTCCAAGTCGTCAATACTATATTTACTATTACTTTTTAAATTGGCCCCATCTATTATTGTCCCGTCGTATTCTTGACCAAATATATCTTTTACTAAATTATGATATTTTTTATTTGCTGTTGTTCCTGAATACTGTTCATCGGGATGACAATCTCTTACCAATTTTGGGTCTTTTTTTTTAACTTCATCTTCTATCATAATTCTTACATCCGCATCTCCTATATCTAATAATTTAGGGGGTTTTTTAAAATTATAACCCCTCGTTATATTACCATACTCAGTTCCGTAACTATTTGTTAAAGCAAACCATTGGTGTCCTTTAAAATCTTGAGTCGGTTTATATTTATGAAATTTTTTATATATTATTGAAGGAGCACTCATAATATATAATAATAAAATATTCAGTTTTATTTTGATTTCATTTTAATTTTAATTATTTAAAAAGGCGGATTATCTGTAAATACTAATGGAACAGAAGAAGCCATTGTTTCATTAATTACTGGATTTAATTGTTCTAAAATAAAACTTCCAATTACTACACTAACATATACCACCAACGAGTCTCTGATTAGTATTTTAAGTGGCTTTGGTTCATCATCAACATATCTCATCTCTAAAAACTTGGCAATGAAAAATATTACAGATATTATTCCTGATACTAAAAATATATTATCCATATTACAATATATGTTTACATTTCTAACTAATTAATAACGCATTTAATCGGGAAACTACGTTTTCCGAAC